TTACTTAAAACAAGCAAGAAACGCACTTCTCGGCCCTAAAACCCTCCGACGACAGACCTACCCTACCCCTCCCTGGGAAATCGGGGAATGAGGGAAAATCGGAGTTAATCAGGGATAATCGGGGACAATGGGGCAGGGACCTCCAGCATTCCCTGCCCCAGCGACCTCACTCCTCCCCGCCGTAATAGCACCACCCCTGCACCATCACCCTGATCGGCTCGCGCCACTCTGGGTCCGCGACCAACTCCGCGCAGGCCTGGCGCCACATCTCTGTCGCGGTGCGCGTATCACGCCCACGCACTTCGTCGAATTGCTCGCGGTCGATCTCATAGAACCTTGCCTCGATCGCGGTCTTGAGCCGCTTGAGCTCGCCGATTTCCATCTCTCGCTCCCTAGAGGGCAGGAGTGAGGCAAGCCGGCGGAGCCCTGTTCGCCGGGCGATCAGCCCGGATGCAGCGTCTTCGCTTCGACCGGCCCCCGCTTGCCTCGCTTCTGCCCTCTTCAGTATCCACACCCTAGCACGCGGCCGGCGCCGCGTCAAGCTCAATCCGCCCCCAGCCGATCACGACTTCGTGATGCTGCGGCCGCGGCATTGAGATTTTCCCGGCCGCAAGACCCCCGGGGCCAAAACTCGATCGCTTGGCGCGGGGTAGAGGCCCCAGACAAATTCTGTGTGCTGCGCACCACCCATACCTAACCAGCTAGATGGTTAGAGGTCAAGCGGCGGAGATTTCGCTTGACATCGCGGGCGAGGTGTGAGCAAGATGGGACCATGGACATGCCCTGGGCTGAGACCGAGCGATACCTCCGGCGGGATCGAGACCCCGCGCAGCGGCCGAGTTTGGCCCGGGTGCAGTGGCTAGAGCGAGTGGACCCATGGGCGGCGAAGGATCAGGACGGCCCCAAGGCCGACGGAACAAAGTGCTAACCGCGGCGCAGCGTTACCGCGACACGCATCATATGCTCGCCCGGCTGTGCGCGCTGGGGCTGAAGCCGCGCGAGATCGCGGCCAGGGCCGGCTACACTGTCGCTCGGGTTTACCAGTTCCGCAACGATCCAGCCTTCCTCGAGCTGATCGCGTACTATCGCAGCTGCGTCGACCAGACTTGGCGCGAGGAGGCGACGGATTACTACGCCAACTCTGTCAAACTCCGGGACATTAACCAACGGATGCTGCTTGAGGAATATGAGGAGCTCGATGAGCGCGGTGAGCGGCCACCGATTCGGACGATGCTTGCGGTCAACGCCGATTACGCCGACCGCACCGGCTTCGGCAAGCGGCAGACCAACGTCAACATCAACGTCGACTTCGCGGCCCAGCTCGATCGGGCGATCAAGCGATCGCAGGGCAGCAGCAACGTGATTGAGTTTGGGCCTAGGATTCAGGCCCCTGAGTTTGCGAGCGCGGATAGGGTTCGCGGCCCTGGCGCCCAACCGAGGTCGACCTCTGGCGTGCCCCAGATTGAGAACGTTAGCCCCGAATCGATTCCGCAGGCGCCCGTACCTGTGGACGGCCCAGGCGATTGCACTGACCCTCCCGGTCGCCTGGGCCAATTCAAAAGGAGATTCTGATGCTTCGCGCCATCTTCGCGATCGCCTTTTTGGCTTTGCTTGCTGGCTCAGCCGATGCCAGGGATTGCCGGCGGCATGGCTGTCCACATGGATCGGTACCGGGGGTAACGGCATTGGCCCCAGCCACAGCCCCGGCTTTAGCTCCGAGCAAGGGGCATCATGCCCACCACGGAGGGCATCACGGTCACCATGGCCACGGCCACCATGGCGGAGGTGGCGGAGGCCACGCCCATCATGGCGGTGGAAATGACGGCGGCGGCGGGCATGGCCACGGCAGTGCCTCTCATGGCGGACACGGTGGAGTAGGTTCCGCTGGGCACGGAGGCGGTCATAGTGGTGGGCATGGCGGAGGTGGGGGTGGAGCTGGTGGTGGTGGCGGAGGAGGTGCTGGCGGTGGTGGCGGCGCAGGAGGACACGGCAAATGAGTCAAGTTTACCAAACCCTACCCGTCCACGGCTACAAGCCTCAATCGGCGACCAAGGTCGAGGTCGTCAACGCCAATAAGGTCCTTGAGGAGACCGTGCTTCGAGCCCTTGACGAGCTTGGCAAATCGACCGAGGTAGACAAGCGCTGGCTTGCGATCGGCCGCACCCACCTTGAGCAGGCCTTTATGGCGATCAACCGAGCGGTGTTTCAGCCCACCCGCGTCAAGCTTCCAGAGGACGCAGCCCAATGATCAAACCCACAATCGGCCGAGTCGTTTGGTATTGGCCCGAGCTCAGTAGCCGAGGCGATCAGCCCTACGCCGCGATCGTGGCCTACGTCTGGAGCGACGACTTGGTCAACCTTGCGGTCTTTGATCGCAACGGTCATTCATACAATATGACATCGGTGCCGCTCGTTCAGGACGGCGGAAGTTGGACTCCTGGCCCAAGCCCCTACGCCGAGTGGATGCGGGGCCAAACCGAGAAGACTGAGGCCCTCGAAGCTAAGTTCGGAGCAGGCTAATGGTCGACCGAATCACCCTCGCCCGCGAGCATTACGTCCAGCTCGACGGCCAGTGGCAAATCGTCCTTCCCGGCTCGGTGATCGACGTGCCCTCGGCAAGCAAGTTCGCCTCCACGCATCAGGGCACTGGTGCTAATGCCACCTTGATCGGCACCGGCACGCTTGGCGCGCATGGCAAGGCCACGTCGGTCAGCAATATCCGCACCCGTTGAGTTTGCGAGCGTCACTATGCGAGGTCAATCCCGAGCCTGCCTTGCGAGCGTCACTAGGTCATCCCACCGCTAGGTCAGCCCGATGAAACTCGACCACCTCCGCCGATGCCGAGCCTGCGAGCAGATCTTCAAGGTCGACTCGGGGGTCGGCGATCTGTGCGTGGCCTGTGCCACTTGCGCAGTCTTTGGGAAGCTACCGCCGGGACCGGCTCCGCGCCCCTTGCGGGCCTACCGTTGGGGCGATCGCCCGTGAACCCAACCCTGCTCGAATGGCTCGGCTCCTGCGCGAAGGACCCGCTCCGCTTCGTCCTCGGCGCATTCCCTTGGGGCGAGCCGGGCGAGCTTGCCGAGTTCACTGGCCCAGGCGAATGGCAGGTCGAGGTTCTCAACCTGATCCGCGATGGGCTCCCCTTGCCCGAAGCAATCCGCATCGCCGTCAGCTCCGGCCGTGGCATCGGCAAGTCGGCCTTGATCGCTTGGATCATTCTCTGGTCCCTCGCGACCCTGCCAATGACCAAGGGCAAGGTCACGGCCAACACCGAGTCACAGCTCAAGACCGTGACCTGGCCCGAACTCGGCAAGTGGTTTCGGATGTTCATCGGCCGAGAGCTTTTCAAAATGACAGCCACGGCCTTATTCGCCCGCGAGCATGAGGAGGTCTGGCGCTTCGACATGGCCCGGTGGTCCAAGGACAACACCGAGGCCTTTCAAGGCATGCACAATAAGGGCCGTCGGATGGTGGTCCTTTTCGACGAGGCCAGCGGCATCCCCGATAACATCTGGGAAGTCACTGAAGGCTCCCTCACCGACGCCAACACCCAAATGATCTGGTGCGCCTTCAGCAACCCGACAAAGAACACCGGCCGGTTCCGTGAATGCTTCCCCGGCCAGCGGCGCGAAGCGCAGTGGCACAGCCGCCAAATCGACTCCCGCGACGTCGCCATTACCGACAAGCGAATATTCTCCCAATGGATCAAAACCGAAGGCGAAGACTCCGACTTCGTCCGCATCCACGTCCGTGGGATCTTTCCCCGCGTGGGTGAGATGGAGTTCATCTCCTCCGCCGACGTCGCGGCCGCGGGCCTGCGCGAAGCGCTCGCCTTCCCGCATGATCCGCTGATCCTCGGCGTCGACGTCGCCCGCTACGGCGCAAACGCCTCCGTCATCTGCATCCGAAAGGGCCGCGATGCGCGAACGATCCCTTGGCTCCGTTTCCGCGGGCTATCGACGACCGAGCTTGCCGCGAAGGTTGTTGAGACAAGCCTGCATTATCGCGCCGATGCTGTCTTTATCGACGGCGGTGGCGTTGGGGGTGGCGTTGTCGATCAAGTCCGGGCTGCCCATATTCACTGCTTTGATATCAACTTCGGCTCCAAGCCTGATGCCATAGGCTTCGCCACCGGCTCGCAGGGCGAGGCCTACGCCAACAAGCGGGCGGAGATGTGGGGGGCGATGCGAGCCTGGCTGCGATCCGGCGGCGCAATCCCCGACGCCCCCGAGCTTCGCGACGAACTCGTTGGTCCCAGCTACGTCTACAACCTCCGCCACGAGATCCAGCTCGAGAAGAAAGAGGACATGATGAAGCGCGGGGTCGAATCGCCTGACCAAGCCGATGCGCTGGCGCTGACCTTTGCCCTACCAGTCTCTGGCCATGCCAGCGCCGGTCGCGATGGGCCGATGGCGCCGCTGATCGAGCACGAGTACGATCCGCTGGCTGCTTGGCAGAAGGAGTTGGCCGCATGAAGACATTACCAAGCTCAGGCGAGATGGCCGTTCTACGCCAGCTATTCTTCAATGGTCCAACTTGGGATGGTGATATCATCTCCAAGAATAGTCGAGGTGAACTGTTCGATCGAGGTTGGGCTGATCGAGTTGAGGGCTGGACCTTCCTAACTAAGGCCGGAATGGAGCTAGCTGTAATCTTTGCAGAGGACAAGGAGCGGTGGCAACGCCGAAGGGCGGCATGAGCATTAAGCACGGTGGCCTTACAATCCTTTGCAACGGCTGTGGCAATGCCATGCGAGACCTTGGTGAGTGGCCAGTGATCTGGCCTAAGACCGAGGGCGGCATCGGCCACAAGAACGTACAGCAAGCCTCTCGCTATGCATGCCAGACCTGCAAGATCCCCACGGATGACTTCGCCGGCGGCCTACCAGTCATGGCCACCATCATTGAGACGGACCTCACATGAGCTTCTCCGCCCCGCCAACCCCGGCCTTGCCCACCGTGCCTCAGGCCCCGGCCCCGCCGCCAGCCTTTGGCCAGGCCCAGACCCCCAAGGCCAAGCCGAAGTCGACCGCGGTTCAGCCGACCTTCCTCGGCGGCTCGCCCGCCAATACCGGACAGAAAACACTTTTGGGACAGTAAAATGGCTATGTTTGAATTTTCTAATAAGCATGATGCATGGGTTAAATACTGTGCAGGTTGTGATACTAACAAGTATATCGGTCTCGGACAATGAAACAGCTAGTTACAATCGAGCTTAACGAATGCTGGGCCAACTGGCTTGAGGCATATCGACCTGGAGTACATCCGTCGCTCACGGTGAAGGACATTGTTCTGCGTGAGTTAGATAGGTTTGCTGTGGCACATAGAATAGAACTACCCACCGTTCCTGAAGGGCAATAGGAGCCCACTATGCCCATCTTCCTCCGCATTCTCTACATCCTCCTCGCGATCGCATTCGTCGTCCTCGCGTACTACGTCGTCATCTGGGTCCTCGGCCTACTCGGCATCCACGTTCCCCAGCACATTCTCACCGTCTGCTTCGTCATCATCGGCCTCCTCGCTGCGATCTGGGCGCTGACCGGCCGTATGGATGTAGGCACTTGGTTTCCACCGCCAAGATAGTGATATGGATATCTGTATGCTGATTATTGTCACAACACAGACCTTGCAAATGTGCTATGCACATGGCGTATGTCGTCCATCTGAGGACGGAAGCAAGCTCCTCTGCACTGGTCAACAACCAGTAGCCTGTCCGATTGCGCCTCCTACGTATGAATGTAAACGCCCCGATGGAACTACCTATATCATCACCGAGGTAATCCGCTGATGCCAACCGTGCCAGAGAATTCCGTTAACACCGCCGGCGTAGCCACTTCGCCCCTGGCCTCGCCAACCCCGCAGAATCTGCTGATGGCGGCAGCCAGCATGGATAAGATGGGCAAGCTTGGGGTTGAGCCCGGGCCAAAGCTCAAGGGCCGGAAAGGCCAGAAGGTGGTTCGCTGAATGCAAATGGGACCCGGCCAGGGCCTAATCGACGACGCCAAGCTTCGCCGGCTGGTTGAGGGGCGGTTGCTCGGGCTGCGGGTCAATCGGTACTCCTGGTGGACCCACGCGAGGGAGCTGGCGGATTATCTGCTGCCAAGGAGGTACCGATGGCTAGTGACGCCGAACATGATGGCTCGGGGCAGCCCGATCAACCAGCATATCATCGACTCAACCGGAACGTTAGCTGCACGGAACCTTGCCTCAGGTATGATGTCTGGTATCTCCTCGCCGACCAGACCTTGGTTCAAATTAAAAGTAGGACGAGTAGATTCGACCCAGACCTCACCGATTAGCCTCTGGCTCGCCGAATGCGAGCGGCTGATGATGCTCGTCTTCCAAGAGTCCAACTTCTACAACGCCATTGCCACGGTCTACTTCGATCTCGTCGTTTTCGGCACTGCGGTCGTCTTAATGTATGAGGACTTCGATGATGTCATTCGTTGTTATAACCCAGCGTTCGGCGAGTACTACGTCGACATGGATGGAAAATTCCGTCCGGTTGTCTTCTATCGAGAGTTCACCCTCACTATCGCACAGGTCGTTGATGAGTTTGGCCGCGACAGTGTTAGCGAGTCCGTTGGCCGACTCTACGACCAAGGCGGCTCCAACCTCACCCGCGAGATCATCGTAGCCCATGCGATTGAGCCAAACGACGGCAAGTTCGGCATCGCCAAGCACTTCGCCTTCCGCGAGGTCTATTGGGAATGGGGCGGGACTCAGTCTCAGCAAGCAGCGTCTGGTGCTTCCGGCTTCCTTCGCAAGCGCGGCTACCACGAGCAATGCGCGATCATCGTTCGGTGGGACTTGGTTAGCAACGATGCTTATGGCCGCAGCCCTGCTATGGACGCCCTCGGTGATGTGAAACAGCTCCAGATGGAAACCCGCCGCAAGGCCCAAGCGATTGACAAGATGGTTAACCCGCCGATGGTGGCGGATATCCAGCTGAAGAATCAGCCCGCCTCGCTCTTACCGGGCGGCGTCACCTACGTCGCCGGAATGAAAGAAGGCCGAGCTGCCTTTACGCCCGTCTACTCCGTGATGCCGCCGGTCAAGGACATGATGGAGGTCCTCAACGAGGTTCGTGATCGGATCAAGAAGATCTTCTTCAACGATCTCTTTCAAACCATCTCACAGTACGAGACCCGATCGAACGTCTCCGCAACTGAGATCGATGCTCGTCGAGCCGAGTCGCTCGTGATGCTTGGCCCTGTTCTCGAAAGGATCGAGAATGAGTTGCTGTCGCCTGTCATCGAACGGACCTTCGCAGTTATGTCTCGGGCCGGAATTCTGCCACCGGCGCCATCTCAGATTGCCGGCGCCAACATCGACATTGAGTATGTCTCCATGCTGGCAACGGCTCAGTCCGCTGCAGCGACAAGCGGCATTGAGCGACTTCTTTCCCTTGCTGGAAACTTGGCTGGTATTGACCCATCTGTTGTCGACAACATCGACATCGACTACGCCCTCGACAAGATGAGTTCGCTTCTCAACAATGACCCGAAAATGATCCGCTCGCCCGAGGCTCTGGCCGCGATCCGACAACAGCGTGCTCAGCAACAGGCCCAGGCGCAGCAGGCTGAGATGGCTGAGAAGATGGCGGCTGGGGCTAAGACCCTGTCCGAAACCGATGTCGGCGGCGGTCGCAATGCGCTTCAGCAGATGGGAATTGGTCAATGACCAAGGTAGTCACCTCCGCTTGCGTCACCGTAAGCCAGTATCGTTGGCTCATGCACAATGCCGTTAAGCATAAGCTGAGCATTTCATCCCTTATCCGCTCCATCATCGTCGATGCCATTGCCGAGGAGGCTGCGCTTGATCTACGACGCAAGCAACCGGAAGGACGTCAAGCGGCTGGAGAAGGCCGCCAGGCTGGCGGAGAGGCAGCGTCATGAGGTCATCCAAGGGATTATGTCCATCGCGCCTGGAC